TTACGTGCAACTTTTAACATACGTTCTGAAATCTTACTAAATCGTTTTTGTGTAGACTTCCAATATTGTTCGTTGGATACACCCATTTCACTTTTTAACTTAGTGTTTTGATTCACAATCTTTTCAACTTCGTACATCATTCGATTAATCTCTTTAATTGATTGATTAACCTTTTGGTGTGCTTTCATAGAGTCATCTTTTTTGTAGTCTCTATAAGTTGCTTCAATTATTCTTTCGAGTTTGTCTTCCAACTTCTTCATTGTCTTCGACTCCGTGTTTATTTTAGATTTCTTTGCTTTCTTATATCCTAACACCTCGATGTGGTCCGTATCCAAATCATCTTCATCTTTACTCTTAGCAAACGCATTAGGGGTTTTGATTGGACCTGCACCACCATCCATATTGCCGGTGACATTAACCTCATCAATATCTTCTTCTTGAAGAGTGTCTTTAGATTCCATCTCTTCAAATTTCTCTTCCAACTGCTCTAATAAGAATTTAGACATTTGCAACTCTCCTTAGTTCTTGTAAAAGTTCGTGGTATCTTAGAAGTGAAAGAATCTGATTCTCGTTGATTACTTTGGAATTAGTAATATTATCAATAAGGTTGATAGTTTCACTTAGTTTGATTTCAGCAACTTTGTCTGATACTACAACTTCAGTAAGTTGTTTCTTAACTTTCTTTGCCTCAGTAATCACAAAACTTCTCAACTTAGCAGAGTTATCTACATTATTGATGTATTTTCTTAGGATTTGCTTTTGGTCTTCTGAAAGTGTAGTGTATTTTGAGTTGAATGATTCTACCAAGAATTTATATGCCAACATACGAACCTCTTTAGGTTGATTTGTGTATGTAGTGTCTTCGTTCTCAGTTACAATCTCAACATTTTGCTTTGTGATTGTTTCAAGAATAGTATTCTTACAAGTTACATATTCTTTAGGAGATGTTGATTGTGTATTCTCAAACAACTTATATACCGATGCAAACTCACGATAGTTGTTTACACGATACTTAAAGAAGTCTTCCATCACAAAGGCTTCCTTGATTGACTTAATCAAATTATACTTTTGTCTACGAAGAATACCTTCATTCAACTTGTTTCTCTCTTCGAGAATAATGTTAACAAACTCTTGAGCTTTATATTGAGAATCAAAGTTCTCTTTAGTCAATGCCTGATATAGTTTTAGTTCTTTGTTTAACTCAGTTCCTCTTTTGAAGTGTTTTTTGATTACTTCGAGGGCAAGGGAGTCCTTGTTCGCTAACGTATCCGATGCGATTTGCTTTACGAGTAATTCAAATAAAATACCCGTGTTCTTGAACTTACTATGTTTAAGTTTACTCATCCTAAACCTTATATATTACTATTCCAATTAATAAATATGTAAAAACTCATCAAATCGTGTCTTCTAATAGATTTGTTTCATCTAATAGACCTGATTCTTTTTGTTTCTCCTCACTCAATGACTCTTTTAGAATCGAGGGTGATTTAACTTTAACGTTTTTTAGAGATGTTTTCAAAGCCTCTGCACTTTCGTATGCAAGTGGTGAGTTTTTATATTTGTGATAAGTTGATGCTGGTTTAATATCAGTCTTCTGACCTAATGGGTCTCTACCAAATGGATTATCATCAGTCTTGTAGTTACCACTCTCTGGTGGTCTACCTGCACCATCAAATCCATCTTCAGGTGAACCACCTTCATCATCTTGTTTTTGATTCATAGATGCAATGTCGTGTGGTGTACCAAATGATTGACCAGTCTTGACTGGGTCATTACCTTCGTTTTCAATTTGCTCGTGTCTAAATCCAAGTTTTAAATCTGTAATGACTTTAGTCTGCTCAGACTTCCACTCATCATCAGACATATTCATAATGTTTTTATACATCCACTCTTGAGAAACCATCTTGAGGTCTTTCATATCAGAAACCAATCTAACTTTTTCAGACCATAGGTTTGCTTTCTCTTGTTCGTAGATGATAGATGGGTTGGTAAGTTCCAACTCAAAGTTTACAAGGTCTTCGTTTTCGTAACCTTGTGAATACAAGTGAACGATTGCAATCTTAGTTAATTCAGAAAGAACAATCTTTTGGATTCTCTCAACTGAACGAGCAAATCTAATATCTTCTTGTGCGAGAGTTGCTTTACCTTCTACTGACTCATCGTATCCAACAAATGCTTTTGGAACTTTCAATGCAGCCATCATTCTATTTCTTAGGTATTCGATATCATCGATACCACCGAACTCCATACCACTTAGGGAATCAATCTCAGTACCACTTTGACCACCACGAACTGGAAGATAGTAATCATCCATCATATTCATCAAGTTAAACTTGAGGTTGTAATCACCAGTGTTTTGGTCGAGGTATGGGACTTTCTTCATTTGGTCGATGATACTTCTCATATGATTATCAACTTCACCAGGAGGAATGTTACCCACATCAATCTTAAATACCCTTCTTTCAGGTGCTCTCATAATTCTATGAATCATCATTGCATCTTCCATAAGAGTCAATTGTTTCCAAGTCTTTCTTGCACCTTCTAATAACGAACGACCATAAGGTAGGAAGTTTGTATCTGCCATCAAACGGAAATGTGCAATCTGATAGAATTGGAAGTATTGTGCGTTACTATTTGTACTTGCTCCGTGAGCAGTTCCCATAGAACCTAACTTGAAACGAACTTCATATGGATTGTCTGGGTTGAAACCTTCTTCACGTTCTACTTCGTATGCAGACATTGGTGATACGTTTACGATACCAACACCCTCTTCAATATCTAAATGTAAGTAGTAGTCACCATATTTGTTCATACCACGAACCCAAGCCCATAGGTTGAATTCGATATTAAGAACATCATAAAATAAGTTATGAAGAATCTTCTTCATATTCTCATCTTGAGTCTTAATACGAAGAACATCACCCATATCGTTTTTAAGAGTACACTCATCAGAGTAGATGTCGAGAACTGATGCGATAATGGAATCCTTATCCATTGCTTCGTAATCAGTATACAACTCTAACTTATTTGAATGATAGTTAAACTGATTATTGTATGTTTCCCAATTTCTTCTTGTGGTGTGTAGTCTACCGAATCTATCGTAATATGATGAACCACGGAGGTTACCTTGAGATTGGAGTCTTTGGGTATCAATTGCTTGTGTGTTACCCTTACCAATCCTACGTACAACAACTTGAGTGTTGAATAGTTTGTTTAACCTACTAAATAGTGATTTGTTTGCCATAATTGTTCTCTAAACAAAAGTGTATACTCTTACAAGTTATAAATATACAAAAAATAAACTTAACTACCAAATTTATAGTAACCAAGTTAAATCGTTATCATTTCCGTATTGGTCTTTTTGTTTCCAAGGGTCTTGTCCCATAGTTCGTGGCGAGTATACACCAGTACTTGACTTACCAATATGACTCAATGCACTTCTACTTAAATCCATACCCTGTTGTCTAAGTTTGAGTGCTGTATCACGAACCCATAACCCAGTTGAGAACGACATCACAAGGTCATCATTGTAACCACGTTGTGCTTCTGCTCTACTACCATTCCATATGAATACAAACAATTCATCTATAAGTCTCTTAGAGTGGATTATAGGAGTTCTCTCTCTCATATACATATCGAGTTTGGAAATCACCAAAGGTCTTGTTCTTGAAGACATTGTAAAACCAGGAACCATATCCTCTTTACGTTTCAAATCAAAACCTTTTCTGATATGTATATCTTCATCTACATAACCTAAGTCTCTATACGAGTAATATAGGTTTGCATAGTTTCTATCGATTACTTCTTGGATTACTGCCCACCCAATATTTGCATTTTCAATCACCAACATAGCATTGTTCCACTCAGATGCAACTGAGGTCAACATAGCACCATATTGTTTGGTGTCAATCTTACCTTTGTATTCTGCTACTTGTTCAACAGTCTCCACATCAAATACGTGGAATGCTGAATAATCCGAAGAGTCACCACGAGCAACATCGGCTACGACTACATAATCACGAGAATAGTTTGGATAGTCCCATAACCAATAGTTACCATCAAATCCTCGTTTTTCAAGTGGGTCTTTGATGTATGTTTCTTCATACCATTGCAGGGTAGAACCTTCTACTACCGTATGACCAGATGAAATAAAGTCACAATCACACTCTTGTGATGCACCTTTTTCACCTAATAGTTTTGTTTGTTCATCTCTCCACAATTGGTCTCTATCAGGGTGAACTGTCCAGTGGAGTTCCGTTGGATTCCACTGCTCATCTTGCTGACCTTGAACCCATATTTTGTGGAACCAGTTACCAACACCATTTGGAGTAGAAAGAACAATTGCTCCCCCACCAGTAGATAATGTAGATTGTGCCGAAGTCCAAATCTCTTCTACGTTGTTGATGAATGCGGCCTCATCAATAATCAACATCGATAGTGCTTCAGAACGACCTGCATCACCAGCAGCAGAAGTTGCTTTGATTTGTGAACCATTTCTCAATCGTAGAGATAGTTTGTTATCTTCTTCGGTCTGACCCTTTAACCACGATGGTAAGTTATCGTGCATAAATCTTACCTTGGTTACCAAGTTCTTTGCTACCTCTTGTTTGGTTGCAATTACAAGAATGTTTTTATCCTCGTGAAATAACATCAACCACAATGAATAGCCTGCTGATAGTGTTGAGATACCCAACTGCCTTGACTTTAAGATTACATTGAATCTATGGTCATTGACACTTGTCATCAAGTCTTCTTGGAATGGGTATAGGTTGAATAGGATTTTCCCTCGGTGAGGGTGTTGGATGTAACAATACTTCTTAAAGAAATACACTGGGTCTTTAGCACATTTGACCCACTCTTCTCTAATTAATGTTTTTATATCTTTTGCCATATTATAAAACGAACAACACTGCGATTAAGGTAGCACCACCGGCACCACCAAATAAAATACCATTCCAAAACTTTGCCCTACGTTCTCGTTTGAGGGATTTGATTTGGTCATCTCTCAATGAGATTATGTTGTCCTTTTGTTTTATAATATCATCTTTGGATTGTAGAGCAACTGAATAGTTGGATAGTTGGTCTGATTGTAATCTCAACTTTTCCTCTTGAAACTGAACCAACTCTTGGGTCGTGGTGAGTTCCACCAATGTAAGGTCATACTTTGACTTTAAGGTCAGAGCATTCTCTACTGCGATTCTTGGAACACAAACAAGACTATCACTTGAAGGTGTTTGTGAATGTAGTGACAAGCTCATCGTGAGACATATCACCAAACTTATCAACTTGGTCTTCATATTGGTTTCTCAAAAGGGTTAATCTTGCTTGTGTCGAATCTATCTTGAAATCGATATTAGCAATTTGATTGTTTAATAAAAGATTAAGTTGGAGTAGTGAATCTGCTTCACTCTCCAACCTATCTATTTGCGAAATGTAAGACTCTTCCTTTTCCTTAATCATACGTTCGTATTCTTTTTTGTATCTATTACCCAAAAACAATTGTTGGTATACTAAGACACTTGCAAGAATTACAATGATTAAGTATGTAGGATTGAGTTTTCTCATTTACTTTTTAGACTTACCTTTGCCAGAGCCACTTGATTTAGCACCCGACCCTTTTTTTGTAGTCTTACCTTTACCGTTACCAGAACCAGAACCACTTGATTTAGCACCTGAACGTTTCTTAGTAGATTTACCTTTACCAGATGGACTCGATTTAGAACCCGAACTTTTCTTAGTAGATTTACCCTTACCCGAACCAGACCCAGAGCCGCTTGATTTAGCACCTGAACCTTTATTAATACCGTTGTGTAATTCGTATACCTTATTCACGATATTTGTTTTAGTCAAAGATGAGTCCAAAGTTATGTCGAATACTTTCTCTGCATATTTCAGCAATTCGGCTTTCTTCATTTCTCTTAACTTACCCTTTGTTACTTTTCCTTCGATTAAAGTTCCGTTAGCAGCTTCGAAAATATCTTTTGCTTGCTCCATAACCTCATCAATGGTTTCTGATAATTCTCTCGCTTCTTCTAATGCAGATTCAAGTCTCTCATCGATAGTAGTTTTGCTCAATAGTCTATTCCATAGACCGATGAACCAATTTTTAAGTTTTGTCATAATTCTCTCTTTTTGTTAAACTT